TGAAAAGTTTGAAAAACTGGACTGGTATGTCGAGTTTAAATTTATCCCTTGGCGTGGCGCTTATGCTATTGGCCTTCCCCATCTTATTGGTGGTCTTAGCGCTGCTCTCACTGGCGCTCTACGCGCTCTCTTGGACGCGGCGCATATTAACAATTCCCAGACGCTACTTAAACTCAAGGGTGGACGAATTGGTGGGCAAAGCGATCGAATCGAACCTACGCAAGTAGTAGAGATTGAGGGAGCACCTGGTGTTGATGATGTTCGCAAGATTGCGATGCCAATGCCATTTAACCAGCCATCATCAGTTTTATACAACTTACTTGGTTGGTTAACAACTGCAGCAAAAGGTGTAGTAACCACCGCAGAAGAAAAAATCGGCGAGGCAAACAACAACATGCCTGTTGGTACGGCCCAGGCTCTCATCGAGCAGGGCGCTAAAGTATTCTCCAGCATTCACGCACGCCTACACCGCAGCCAGGCTAAATCTTTGGCAATTGTTTCGCGTATTAACCACTGGTACCTGGCCGATATGGACAACCAGTCCGGCGAGGCAATTGAGGTTCGTGACTTCGCGTACAACAACGACGTGCGCCCAGTGTCTGACCCCAACATTTTTTCTGAGACACAACGCTTAGCTCAGAACCAAGCGCTGTTACAAATGGCAGCCTCCGCGCCACCCGGAATGTTTGACATCCGTGCGGTGTATCGTAGAGTATTAAACCAATTAAAGGTGCCGTCTGTTGACGAGATACTACCCAATCCGTTGGGAGCAAAAGAATCCAATCCTGCGCTAGAAAACGTTGCCATGACAATGGGACGTCCTGCCGCAGCATACCCAGACCAAGACCACATCAGTCATATCAAGATACACTTAGAGTATGCGATGAACCCTGCGTATGGTGGCAACCCAGTGATTGGCCCAACATTCGCGCCCAACGCGTTAGAACACATCAAGCAACACTTAACGCTGCACTACTTGCAGTCCATGCGCGCGTACGTGGCCCAAGCATCTGGCGGCAAAGATACGCTAGAGCTGCACCAAGAAAAGCCACTAGACTTAGAAGCTCAGCAGGCGTTAGCCCTAGCCTCGCAGATGGTTGGACAAGATTCGCAGATGACTATGCAGCCATTCGTACAACAGATTCAGGCGCTGGCTCAAAAAGTTGCGCAGGCGCAGCAGTCTAGGATGGAGCAAATCGCATCTCAAGACCCAACCGCCCAGGTTATTCTTAAGACCCAGATGGCAGAGACCCAGCGTAAACAGCAAGAGGCTCAGTTTAAGATGCAGATGGATCAGCAAAAGAGCCAGCAAGACTACGAGATTAAGATTGCTGAATTGCAACGCAAAGTAATGGAATTACAGAGCAAGTACGATCTGCAAACCGAGCTTGATAACCAGAAAAACTCTACCAACGTGGCAGTTGCCAGTATGAATAACTCCTCGCGCGAGCGCGTGGCAGCACTACAGGCTCAAGCACAACTATCTGCTCAAGAGTTAGCACTCGCCCAAGAACAGGCTATGCTTGGTATTCAGGCAGTAAACGAGGCAGAGAAAGATATCCGTCAGCATGGTATCGAGATTGAGCGGCAAAATTTTTTAAACGAAGCTGAAGTAACAAAACAGGCAGTACAGGCAGCACTACAACCAAAACCCACCACAGGAGTATAACATGGCCGAAAATTTAAAAGGCTTCCGTCAAACCTACCAGGAGACTGGTCAACTATCTAGCGGCGGCGGCCCTGGAGAAAAAAACCTAGACGCCGGCGCGTCTGGTAGCCACCGCGATAATAACTGGAAAAAGGGCGCAGCCCAGGGCAGACTAAAAAATGCCAAGCCAATCGGCCCAGGTAAAAACCTTAAAGATATCCAAGGCGGCAATTTTTATTAATTTTAGGGCGGATTCCTTCGTATACTTGCATTAGTGAGATTATGAAGGACTTTATATCTGAAATTATCGGTCGTGTAAAGGCTGAGCAAAAATCACTAGCGGAATCCGTTACCGCGGGAACTAACGTAAATTCGTTTGAAGACTACCAGAGATTGGTTGGCCGACACGAAGGTTTTAAGATTACGTTAGACATTATTAATGAAATTTTAACGGAAGACGACGAAGACGAATCGTAAGATTCAAGAAAGGATTGCCGAATGGCATTTGATATATCACAAAAGGAAGACCCAGATCTTCGCTCAGAGGAAGAGTGTTTCCCTGACATCGATCCAGGTATTGAAGTAGCCGGAGACCGTGTTTTAGTGCAGTTACGACGGGAAAAGGCAAGAAGCAAGGGCGGAATCATTTTAGTTGACGAAACCCGGCAGACGTTACGTTTCAATGAGACTGTAGCTAAAGTACGCCAGATTGGCCCACTAGCATATAAGTCGCCAGATACCCTAGAGCCTTGGATTGAAGGCCCTTGGTGCAAAGAAGGCGATTTGGTTAGGACCATCAAGTACGGCGGTGACCGTTTTGTTGTAAGCCCAGATGATGAAGGCTCCCCAGTGGTGTTTATTACCATCCAGGCACGTGAAATCATCTCACGCATCAAGTCGTTTGACCATGCGCAGAAGATGAAAGCGTTTGTAGATTAATTTTGAAAGAAAATTATGGCAGATAATGAAAAAGACGTTCCTATCAAGGAACAAAATGATGGCTCCGTTTTAGCCAAACTGGAAGATCATATTGATCACTTTCCAGAAGAAGAAAAACAAGAAGTTACTGTAGACGTAGAAGACAGTGATCAGGACGACGATGAACCCGTAGAAGCCGCTGAAGGTGGCGAGGTGGACTCTGATCCTGAAGAAACCGACGAAGACCGCGAAAAGATTCGCGAGGCGCGCAGAGAAGAACGTAGGCTCAAGAAAGAACTAGCCAAACAACGCGACGCAACATCTCGAAATAAAATTAGTGCACTCGAACGACGTAATGCTGAACTGGCAGAGCGTTTAATCAAGTTAGAGAACACTGCAGCATCGTATCAGTTTGCACAGATTGATAAGGCAATCGAAGACGAGGCGACTCGTGTAGAGTACGCCAAGATGAAGATGTTGCAGGCCGCACAAGAAAATGATGCGGCAGGACAAGTAGAGTATTTAGAGCAGTTAACAGACGCAAAACAACGTTTGCAACAAGCTCAGTACTACAAGAAACAACAAATCGAGCAGGCAAAAGCTCCAAAGCAAAACGTACCAACTCCGATTGCAGAAGAAGTACAACGCAACGCAACTCAGTGGTTAAAGAAAAACTCTTGGTACGATCCGCAGGCTCGAGATACAGATAGTAGAATTGCCAAGGTAATTGATCAAGAACTCGCAGCAGATGGCTGGGATCCAAGTGATTCCGAGTACTGGGAAGAGTTAGACAATCGTTTATCGGCACGTCTGCCACACCGCTACACCTCAAAGGGTGGCCAGCAAACCCGTAGAGCGGGCCCAACGGCCTCTAGCCGGGTGGCAAACACAACCAGCGCAAGACCTGGAACAATCACGTTAAGTCCTCAGCGTGTTCAGGCAATTAAAGACGCTGGTGCGTGGGACGATGTTGAGAAACGTAATAAAATGATCCGCGCATACGCATCGTATGATCGCGCTAACAAAGGATAATTATCATGGCAAATACAAGAATCAAACGCGACTTAGAAGATCGTTTAGTAGATCGAGTCGAAGAGGTAAAAGACCGGATGGCGGCAGAAGATCCGGATGCAAAATCACGGCGCGAACGTGCAGAGGCGTTCAGAGATAAATGGCAAAATAGCGCATTGCCAGACCTTCCAGTTGGAGCAATCCCTGGATTCCATTTGTGTTGGTTATCCACCACAAATAATTATGACAGTATCGACAAACGTATGGCATTGGGTTATGAGCCAGTGAAAGCCGCGGAATTAGGAAAAGGCTTTGAAGCACTAGGTAAGATGAGCTCGGGCAAGTTTGAAGGCTGTGTTAGTTGTAACGAGATGGTTCTCTTTAAGTTACCAGAAGAAATCTATCAAGAAGTAATGCGCATGATGCACCTCGAGGATCCCCTCGAACATCAACGCAATATCACCGCATCCGTTCGGAGCACTGCTCAAGACGGCAAAGGCGGCAGATCTATTCTTGAAGGTGGAGTTTTGGAAATGGAAAAAGAGGCCGCAAAAGCAAATAGTAATATTCGCTTCCAATAACATTCTTCAAAATCACAAAGGAAAAACATAAATGTCCACAACATTTAAACCCTTTGGTCTGAAGCCTGCATACCATCCAAGCGGTTTGGACCGTGCCACTGCATTCGTGGGTACGAACTCCTTCCAAGCTGCTACTGATAACACATACAACGCTCCCTACTCTTTGAGTGCTGGTCAAGCGTTTTATCAATATCAGCCAGTTGGTCTAAATGCCTCAAACCAATTAACAATTGCTGCCGCATCAGCAACCGGCGGTTCCGCTGGTACTGTGTACGGCGTATTTGATGGTGTAGAGTTTACCGACGCCCAAGGCCGTCGTTCCGTATCTAAGTGGGCCTCTAAGACCCAGTTAGATGCTTACACACAAATCATTTTCTGGCTCTGGACAGATCCAGCTATGGTTTACGAAGCGCAGATCAATGGTTCTGCTGACGCTAGCTCTATCGGCGCACAGTATGACTTTAGTACTGCAACTGGTTACACTACTGCTGATGGTATCTCCATTGGTAACGGTGGCGCTGGTTTCTCAACCACTGCACTAGCAGCGGCCGCTGTAGCTACCACAGTACAAGGTCAGGTGCGTGTAATTGGTCTAGGACGTGAAGTAGCTTACCCACCCGGCGAAACAAATGCCTGGGGTGACACTTACACGATTGTTCAAGTACAGATCGCTAACAACACGTTTGTAGCGCCTAAGGCTTCGGTCTAACATTTAACGAAAGGAACTAGCAAATGGCAACCCCAATGCGCAGTACAGACTTTCGTGCGGTAGTCGAGCCGATTATCAACGAAGTCTTTGATGGCGTTTATGAACAACGCGCTGACGAGTGGAAGGGATTTGTAGAACAGATCCAAGGTATTCCACGTAATTATCACGAAGAAGTAATGCTGTACGGTATGAATGCAGCTCCTGCTATGCCTGACGGAACTCCTGTCAGCTATGATCAGGGCGGTACTCTGTACATCACCCGTTTCATCTATCAAATCTATGGCTTGGCATATGCCTTGACCAAGGTATTGATGGAAGACGGTGATCACATCCGTATCGGCAGCACCTTCGCCAAGCACTTGGCTCAGTCTATGATTGAAACCAAAGAGACATTGTGCGCTAACTTACTAAACTTCGCATTTACTTCCGGCTATACCGGCGGTGACGGCGTAACCTTAGTAAACACAGCTCACCCTGTAGCTAACGGTCTCACCTATAGCAACAAGTTGACTACCCCTGCTGCTTTGTCGCAGACTTCTGTTGAGCAAATCCTCATCCAGATCCGTTCTGCAATCGACAACAACGGTAAGCGTATTCGCTTGAAGGCCGAGCAGTTAGTAGTACCCCCAGCACTCGAGTTCCAGGCAGAGGTAATCCTCAAGTCTGTTCTCCGTTCTGGTACTGCTGACAACGATCTCAACCCAATCAAGTCTACTGGCATGCTTCCAAAGGGTACACACGTTGTAACCCGTTTGAGCTCCAGCAAGGCATGGTGGGTACAGACCGATGCTGAGAATGGTCTCATGCTCGTAATGCGTCGTCCAATGGAGAAATCCATGGAGGGGGACTTTGAAACTGATTCTATGCGCTATAAGGCCACCGAGCGTTACGCCACGGGCTGGCATGATGCACGTAACATCTATGGTACACAAGGTGTTTAATCAGCTTTAAAAAAGTTGTAAAAAATCAAAAAACCCAGCCCACAAAGCTGGGTTTTTTGCATTAGTATATGTATGGCAAGAGATAAAGAAAACCAAAAACGTATAGCAAAAGAATGGTACGAGCGAAACAAAGAGCTTACCAAGGAACGCGCTCGTCAATGGGCTTTAGCAAACCCAGATAAGAAAAAAGAAACTGTAGATAAGTGGCGAACCAATAACTTAGAAAAACACAACGCAACAAATAGATTGTGGAATGTAAAAAATAAACCTAAAAAAGCCGCTCTTCAAGCCAAACGCAAAGCAGCGCAACTCCAACGTACCCCAAAATGGCTAACTGACACCGATCTGTGGATAATTGAGGAGGCGTATCATTTAGCCCAATTACGCACTAATCTATTTAACTTTCCGTGGCACGTCGACCACATTATCCCCCTGCAGGGCAAAAATGTATCTGGCCTGCACGTCCCCAGCAACCTGCGGGTCATCCCAGGTAGCGAAAACGTTAAAAAATCCAATAAATACGCCAACTAGGGCGGTTTTTCTATTTAATTTGCATTAGTAGTTATAGGAAGAATAATCCCATTCTGACCGCCGCTACTTCCCGGTGAGACGACTCAGAGACAGCTTGGGATACCCACTGAGATAAGGAATCAAATAATGTCTACCACATTTACAGTACCAATGCGTTTAAATACGCGTCAAACAACCAGCAACGACGGCACCATTTCTGCCGACACAACTGGCGCATCACAAATTTCCAAACAAGTAGCTATCGTTGCCGGAGCCGCAGCAACTGCAGTAATCCCCGCTGGCTCTATTATCCACTCTATCACTGGCTACCTAAACGTAATTGGCGCCGGCTCACGCGCAGTTAGCTTAACTGTTAATGGAGTAACTACTTCAGTTGGCACTTTGACAACCACCGCACTTGGCGTGGTAGACGTTGCTTTTACAGGATCCGCTGCTGTAGCTAACATCCTCGCTAACGTTGGTGCTTATGACTGCACAGTTACTTTAGCATCTGAGGCAGCATCTGCTGGCACATTGTCTATTCAGTACACCGGTCGCAACGCTGACGGCACAATTACTCCATACGGTTCTGGCTACACCAATAACTAATTAGGAGCCAATCATGCGTCAAGTAACCGTGACGGCTGATGCAACTGGGGTAACTACTCCAGTTGTACTCGACCAATACATCACTCCATTTCAGGTAACATACTCAAAGACTGGGTCTGGTGTTGTTCAAGCAACAGCAACGGATCCATATCCCGTCGAAAACGGTAACTTTGTTTCTGCTACCTTTACTTGGATTACTGCACCCACAACAGCACCAAACACCGCAACTTTTTTAGCACAGCCGTATCGTGCTATCCGTTTATCTGGTGCAGCCGAAGGTGACACACTTACAGTAATTCAATCCGGAGTTAAGTAATGCCTGTATACCTCGACACTCGGGGTAATAGTGTCCTGTCTGTGGCGATCTGTGATCGCTGCAACAGGAAATTTGCGTACACAGAATTAATGCCCGACCCTAATTTTCCGGGCATGCGTGTGTGCGCGGCAGATAAAGATAATTATGACCCCTGGAGATTACCAGCGCGTCAAACAGAAAACATTGCGTTGCGTTTCCCACGCCCAGATCAAAGTGTTGCTACTGGCCCAATTGGTGGCCAACAATTAGTTACCCAAGGTAACCCAAATAACAGTACGCAATACGATAGCTTTTTTATTGATGGCACACCACCAAATGCTGGCGAGTCTGGCGATATAAAAACATAAAGAGACATAAATGGCAGACCGTTCAATAACACAACTACAAGTAGCGGGACCGTTAACTGGTAACGAAGTTACTGTTGTTGTCCAAAACGGGATCACTAAACAGACCCAGCTCCAAGATATTTCTAATCTTGGTGGCCCAACTGGCCCCACTGGTCCGCAAGGCAATGTCGGTCCAACTGGTCCAACTGGTGCAACCGGTGCAACAGGTCCAACATCTACAGTACCAGGTCCCACCGGCCCAACTGGGTCAACTGGACCACAGGGCCCCACCGGCCCAACAGGCTGGACTGGCCCACAGGGGCCGACAGGCTGGACTGGACCGACAGGCGATACTGGACCGACAGGTGATACTGGACCGCAAGGCGTAATAGGCCCCACAGGACCGCAGGGACCGCAAGGAATACAAGGACCAACTGGACCAATAGGTCCCGTAGGGCCGACAGGTGACACGGGACCGATTGGTCCAACAGGCGACACTGGACCACAAGGACCTACTGGACCACAGGGGATACAAGGCCCCACCGGTCCGCAAGGCATCCAAGGCCCCACTGGTGACACCGGACCACAAGGGCCTACTGGACCGCAGGGGATACAAGGACCAACTGGCCCAACTGGTGACACTGGACCTCAAGGTATACAAGGTGTCACAGGACCGACAGGACCACAAGGTCAGACGACAGGATTAACACTATTCCTTGATGGTGCAACGGCAACTGGACCACAGGCATACGATCTGTTGGTGGTGCCAAACACCGGCGCGCAAACAACACTGTCAATAGCAACAAATACAAGCACACCGGTTTTACTTGGCTCGTTTGTAACTGCTGCTGGTGTACCCAACAACACATCTTTTATTGGCGGTTTGTGGGAGCTATACGGGTGGATAAATCACGCTGGTGGTGGGGCAACATTTAGATTTTGGACTGAGGTTCAAGAGGTTGCATCAGACGGCACGACGGTATTACAGACACTTGCCAGTGGAAATTACGCATCGGGAACCCTTGTTTCAACATCAACTCTTTCGCTGTACGAGTATGATCTGTATGTTCCTACATCTACACTAGCGTCCGTTAACAGCCGTATATTACTTAACGTTTATGTGCAAGGTCAGACGGGAAGTACAACCGCATCCTTAAACATGCGCAACAACACGCAGTCGCACGTTGTTACGACGATTGCGTTTAACGTGGTTGGACCAACAGGACCACAAGGCCCAACTGGTGACACTGGACCACAAGGCCCCACAGGTCCGCAAGGAATACAAGGACCTACAGGTCCAACAGGATGGACTGGTCCGCAAGGCATTCAGGGACCGACTGGTCCGACAGGTGACACAGGACCTCAAGGTCCAACTGGTCCGACAGGATGGACTGGACCAATTGGCCCAACCGGCCCAACTGGTGACACAGGACCTACGACATACCCAGCCGCTGGCGTGGCAGTATCTACCGGCACGGCGTGGGGTGCGTCATTAGTGGCAGCAAGTGCTAACACCGCAAGCGCGCTGGTACAGCGCGATACCAACGGTGACTTTAGTGCTGGTACAATAACCGCAACGGCATACATTGGAGTGAGTGGCGGTACATTTTAATTAGGGGTAGCACATGAAAATCGCCGTATATGCGATTAGCAAAAATGAAGAGCAGTTTGTAAAGACATTCTGCGAGTCCAGTAAGTTAGCGGATTATATTATGATCGCCGACACTGGTTCTACGGATGGTACGGTCGAGGAGGCTAAAAAGTATGGGGCTGTTGTTCATAGCATTTGTATTTCTCCTTGGCGCTTCGATCATGCTCGGAATGCCGCTTTGGCGCTACTTCCCGCAGACATCGATGTCTGCATATCGCTAGACTTAGACGAGCAGTTAGAGCCAGGCTGGCGTGAAGAATTAGAGCGTCTCTGGACACCAGAGACCACCAGACTCAGTTATAAGTTTGACTGGGGGCACGGTAAAGTGTTTTACAGTACAAAGGTACACACCCGCAAGGGTTACCACTGGCACCACCCGTGCCACGAGTACATTAGGCCAGACCATCGGACCAAGGAAGTGTTTGCGTATAGTGAGATGTTGATGATTACGCACCACCCCGACGAGACAAAGTCACGGGGTCAGTACTTAGATCTGCTGGAGATGTCGGTCAAGGAAGACCCAAGCTGTCCACGTAATGCGTTTTATTACGCTAGGGAGTTAACGTACTACCAGCGATGGAACGAGGCAATTGTGGCACTGCAAAAGTATCTGGCGATGCCAGAGGCGACGTGGAATAACGAACGAGCCTACGCATTTAGGTTAATCGGTAACTGCTACGATAACTTAGGTCAAGATGGTATGAACTGGTACCGTCGTGCAGTATCCGAAGACCCGGGCGTGCGTGAGACGTGGTGTGAGTTAGCACAGGCGTGCTACAGAAAAGGATTATGGGAGGAGTGTTACGGCGCGGCATGTAACGCACTTAGGCTGACAGAGTGTACCTACACGTACACCATTGATGCAAACAACTGGAAGGCAAGGCCGCACGATCTTGCGGCAATCGCAGCCTACAGGTTAGGATTTAAAGAAGAAGCAATTAGGCACGGCACCAACGCATTACAATTTGAACCCAATGACGAAAGATTACTAAAAAATCTTGAGTATTATAAGGAATAGATATGGCACAGGCAGGTTTTACACCAATTAGTTTATACTACAGCAGCACGGCAAGTACACAGCCAACAACTGGAAACTTGGTGTTGGGTGAACTCGGATTAAACATTGCCGATGGCGTAGCTTACTTTAAAAACGCGGCGGGTTCTAGTATCGTGCAGTTAAACGACCCCGCCGGAACCGCTGTGGCAATGGCAATCGCTCTTGGATAAGGAACCAAAATGGCAAATACATTCACTTCATACGTAGCAAAAAACGTGGGAACCTCCTCCAGTACGCTGGTTACGGTTGGTGCCTCAACACAGACGACCCTAATCGGTTTGTCTTGTGCAAACACCACTACATCACCCGTAACTGTAGATGTGTTTTTTACACGCTCTGCGGTAGACTACTACCTCATCAAAAGTGGCACCGTGCCGGTCGGCGGAACATTGGTAGTCGTTGGTGGTGATATGAAGACTGTTCTTATTACCTCTGACGCGCTAAAGGTTGTAAGTTCTGCAGCGTCATCCGTTGACGTTGTAGCATCAGTACTCAATATCACCTAAAATTGTTTAAAAACAACAAGTATTCTAAATGGTATTGGACTTTGGTAGACAAAGCAAAAACCCGGACTGCCATTTCTGGGTATGTTGAAAAACACCATATCATTCCCCATTCCATGGGCGGTAAAAAACAAAAGAGCAATTTGGTAATATTGACAGCAAGAGAACATTTTGTGGCACATTGTTTATTGGCTCGTTGTGTTCAAAATCAATATAAAGAAAAAATGGATTTGGCTGTTCACATGATGCAAGTTAATCCATCAACACAACAAAGGTATCAAAATTCTAGGTTGATTGCTATTGCAAAACAAGGTGTATCAGAATCAACTAAAAGAAGAATGACTGGCATAAAGTTTGGTCCTAGATCAGAAGAACATAAAGCCAAATTAAGAAAAGCTAGAGCCAAACAAGTAATACCGGCGGAAGCATACAAAAGACAAGCTAAAATAATATCTTCGTTAGTTTGGCTAAATGATGGTGTGAGAAGTTACCGGGTAAAACCGGAGTTAGTTCAAACTAAAATAAACGATGGTTTAAAAAAGGGTAGATTAATGTTATACATTAACGAAAACTATAGACAAAAACGCAGGGAGTGTGCCATTAGACAATGGCAGGCTAAGGCTGCAGTGGGAGCACAATTATGACATATTTGGGCAATTCGCCGACCACCCAGAGTTTTATCTCTGGCACTGACTACTTCAACGGTACAGGCGCTCAGACTGCTTTTACTTTAACCCGCACAGTAGCCTCTGTTAACGACATCGAGGCAGTGGTTAATAACGTAGTCCAAGTACCTAACGATGCGTACACCATCAGCGGTACGACTATTACCTTTACCTCTGCACCATCGGCTGGCACACAGAACGTCTACGTGCGTTACCTCAGCACCACGACTCAGGCAATTACGCCAAGTCAGAATACGGTTAGCTGGAGTACTTTAAACGCTGATGTACAGCAAGACTTAGGTATCAGTTTCAAGAACCGCATTATTAACGGTGCGATGGTAATAAGCCAAAGAAACGGCACAACCGCAGTAAACAATGATACAACGGGAACACAGTATTCTCTTGATAGATGGGGAATTTATGGAACTCAATCAGCTAAATTTAGCGCTGGGCAATATTCAACTGCACCAACTGGGTTTAATAATTCTATTGGTATAAGTTCAAATTCAGCTTATACATTAAATGGCACTGATACTTTTTGGCTTCAACAACAAATTGAAGGTTACAACATATCCGATTTAGGGTTTGGAACATCTAGTGCTAAAACAGTAACTTTATCATTTTGGGTGCGTAGTTCATTAACTGGCACTTTTGGTGGAACTTTAAGAAATGCTGATAATACTAGATGTTATCCATATTCTTACACTATTAACACCGCAAATACTTGGGAACAAAAATCTATTACCATCACTGGATGTTTAGACGGTACTTGGGGAACGACTAACGGTTCAGGAATTAAAGTTTTATTTAGCTTGGGCAGTAATTATTTAGGAACCGCTGGCGCATGGACAAGTAGTTATGTTGAAGGCGCTACTGGTCAAACATCATTGGTTGGAACAAGTGGGGCAAACTTGTACATCACAGGCGTACAACTCGAAGTAGGCACACAGGCAACGACCTTCACAACAGCGGGTGGTTCATACGGTGCTGAATTGGCTTTGTGTCAGAGATATTTTTACCAATCTACTGTCGTT